GGAGTTGTTCTCTGATGATCGTTTCTTGATCTCTGAGAACGATGACAACAGGGTGGACCTCTGCCTGATGACACTCTGTAGTGATTTCATTATCGCTAACTCTTCTTTCTCCTGGTGGGGTGCATGGCTTGCTAACCGGGGTAAGGTCGTTGCCCCTGTACGGTGGTTTGGCACCGATGGATATACAAAAGATCACGATACAAAGGATGTAGTACCCGATGGATGGACACGAATTTAGTAAAATGGACAAGAACAAGTCAGCATTTAAACTGAAAGGTCTCCCTACAATCTATTGGCTCAATCTTGATGCTGATGAGAACAGAAGGTTCTACATGGAGGAGCAGTTTAAATACTGGCAAGTTGAGAATCATGTTCGGATTGCTGGATATGATGCAAGAGAGGATGACCCATCAGAACATTTAAAAGGAAGAGTTCCTGATAATGTAAGTCCTGCTGAGTTGGGATGCTGTATGTCTCACCTTAAAGCAATCAAACACTTCTATGAAGAGACTGATGATGAGTACTGCATGATCCTTGAGGATGATGTAGACTTCTCCCCTGTTAGGTACTGGAACTTTACCTGGCAAGAGTTTGTCGGTTTGCTCCCTTATGATTGGGATTGTATTCAGATGACTGCAATCACAACAGGAGATATTCATGTCAAGTTACATTTGAAGTTTATCAATGACTTCTCTGCGGCCGCATATTTGATTTCTCGTCATCATGCTGCTAAAATTATGAAGCATCACATTCGTGGTGACAAATACAAACTGGATAATGGTGTAAAGCCCAGAGCAGTCTCTGAAGACACAATTTTAGAAACTGGAAAGACTTATACTATCCCTTTGTTCTTGTATAACATCACACTGGGATCAACCATTCACGCAGAACACATTGGGGTATTTCATCAAGGTCCTCATACTGCTCTCACAAACTATTGGCAACAACAGGGACATGGAGTTGACATCCGTGAGTGGATGAACTATGATCCTTATCTCGGAAGAATTACCGAGAACTCCGCTGCTCAAAGGGCAGCACAAGAGGCGGGAAACCCACCCTCTTGACAGATTCTTAAGAATCTGTTAGTATAAATACTTAACCTTTTGTCATAATATAACAAAAGGTAACAAACGGAGAGTTGTCGATTCTCCTTTCATCTGCGGGTATCCATTCCGCAAGTAACTAAACAAAGGTAAAAAAAATGATTAAATCTGTATTCGCAGCAACTGCTGCTCTGTCAATGTCCGCAGGCGCTGCCCTTGCAGGTCCCTACGTGAACGTGGAAACCAACGCAGGTTGGACGGGTTCGGAGTACAATGGTGCCGCGACGGATCTTCACGTAGGCTACGAAGGAGTTATCGGTGAGACTGGTGCTTCCTACTACGTCCAGGGTGGTGCTACGCTGGTTATCCCCGATGGCGGTGAGACTGACACCGTTCCCTCTGGTAAGGCAGGTCTCGGTTTCGCTGTGACTGATGCTCTCGGCGCATACGGCGAAGTCTCCTTCGTTGGATCTGGCGATGAGGATATCGACCGTGGATACGGTGCTAAGCTGGGTCTGAAGTATTCCTTCTGATATCCGTGTTAAAATTGGCGGGTCATTGAGACCCCTCTTTTTTTATGAAAAGGATTCTTTTCTCCCCCGTCACTCACTTCAATGTGTTGTTGGTGGGACTCCTTATCATTGTTGGCATGTTACATAACCATGCCCACTACACTATGGAAGTTGATGCTGACTCATATGCCAGAGCATTTTGTAAGAAGAACCCTGATAAATGTCAGAGATTCTTAGACGAGTAAGTATAAATCACTACAAAGGACCTCTTGACAGAGGTCCTTTTTTACTATATAATATGTAAAGATTTACAACAGAATGTAAAATGACTGTAACAACCAATGAATACGGACAGAATAATCTGTTTGCTAAGGAACCCCAAATGGTTGTAGAAGAGTACAATCGTAAGGGACTTGAGTCTCCTCAACAATACGCAGAGACCTATAATGGTCGCTGGGCAATGATGGGAATCATTTCTGGTTTCTTGTCGTATGCTATCACTGGTAAATTTTTCTTTGGCATCTTCTGATGACTGAAGCAATTTTTACCGTAACTTCGGTTGCGTTTTTCGTCCTTCTGAGTTATTCTGTACAACAACTTTCTGAGACCTACTGATGCCTGACTTGATTGAACTTCTGACTTATTATGTTATTGGTGGTGCCCTTTTGATTGGAGCACCCGCAGTATTCTTCCTTGTTGCATTTATGCCAGCCCTTCAAAATACGAAGGGTCGTATGGTAGGATACAAAGACCATAAAATTTATGGTGATAGTTCTATCTACGAAAACACCCCTGGAGATAACACTAAATTCTTTCTTGAACTCTCATGAACAAATTCTATCTCTTTTCTAAAAAGTCTTGCGGACCTTGTGCCCTTGTAGATAAATACATGAACTCTATCAAGGATGAACGCACTTCTCTTTTGGAGAAAGTAGACCTTGAAGACTTTAGTGATACTCCCATCCCTCAGGAGAATCTTGACCTTGCATCTAAGTATGGTGTAACGGCAACTCCTGTTCTTATCATCACCGATTCTGATGGTGTTAAACTTGAAGAAAAGGTTGGGGGTATGCAGATTACGCAGAACATTAGAAAGTTATTTGATCAATATGCCTAACCCAGACGCACTTTGGCAGGATATCCAAAAACTTGACGACATGTACGAAGAGTTGATGTGGCATCCTGACGACGAATTACAATTCACTCATGACGGTGAAAAAATTATTATTTCAAACAAAACACTAGAGGAAAAAAACAATGTTTAATGAGAAAGCAGAAAAACTGAATGGTCGTGCAGCGATGGTTGGTTTTATCGCAGCAGTAGGATCGTATCTTGCAACTGGTCAAGTAATCCCAGGCGTATGGTGAGCGATATGTTAGTCATAGCAGCTTCCATGATAGGAGGGTTTATCTTTGCCGCCCTGTTGACCGATGGAAATGTTGATGATGATGATAATGGACCAGGTGGTGGGATGTTACAACCCGCATACGTTCCTACCCCTTGACAAGCACAACAGAATAACCTATAATTCGGGGGTACTATGCCCCCTTTTTAATGTTCGGACGGATTGCTGCCCTTGCTTCTGTAACACTCATCAGTGCTTCTTGTGCCACAAGTGCTGTAGAAGTTGAGAGTGAAGTTATAAGTATTCCTGTGGAGCCTTATCTTCCCACCTGGAAGTGTATTGACTGTACTCCTGAAGAGCAGTATGTTCTTAAACAACTCCAAGACAAAACTAGAATCACGGATAAAAATGCCCTGGCAACGATATTGGGAAACATTAAGTCTGAAAGCAACTTCACTCCCAATATTTGTGAGGGAGGTGCTAGAGTTCCTTACAATCGTTGCCTTCGCGGTGGTTACGGGCTCATTCAGTGGACCACTGAGAACCGTTATTTGGGGTTAGGTAGGTTCTGTGAAAAGTTCAACTGTGACCCCAGTAGTCTGGAGGGTCAGACTCATTACATGATTAACGAAATTCACTTCCAAAAAGTTCTTCCAGAATTTGAGGGCAGTGGTAAAACTGTCCAACAATACATGGTTCCCGCCTACTATTGGTTAGGATGGGGCATCAAGGGTAATCGAGAGATCTACTCTTATAACTACTCAAAGAAACTTGTTCTCGCATGATCATCAAAGCAATTAAAGAGTTGATTGAAACTCAAACATCTCTCCTTCAGAAAAAAGCAGGTACTTTCAATGTTGAATGTGCAGTTGATGAAGAAGTTGTGGACTGCGGCGAAATGGACAGTCCTTCTTATATCGGTGTGCCTGCTCCTGCTTACCTAGAGGATGATCCTTGGTTTGGACCTGCTATTGTCTCTGATAAGGGTCAAGACTATATGGAGAAAGAAGCAGAGATCAAGCAACAAGAAGAAGAGAATCGTCAGTATTGGACGAATGAATCTGATAACATTCATCAGGTAATGTACGAGATGGCAACCCAGAGTGCTGCCACTACATTGCAACTTGATCCTATTGGCGGATCCGAAAACTTCCAAGGCGGTTCAGAAAATGTCCATCGATGATTGGCGATATAGTGACCAGAAAATGAAAGTCAGAGAACAAGCACTTAAAGTTTTGTTGACAAAGTTTGGTCATCAAATGGATGGAGTGACTCCTAAATATTCTAGTCAATCAATCTATGAGTGTGCTAATGATTGGGTATCCCAAGGCAACATGCACACTGCAGGGATTGTAAAATATTACGAGGCATATTATGCAGAAAGTAATTAACCTTTTAGCAGTATTATCTTTTTTAGGAACTGCTAGTATCATTGGTGGTGGTGCGTATCTTTACCTGAAAAAAGATGCACTGATTGAGCAAGCAAAGGAAAATGTTGCTAATGCTGCCGTTGAGGCAATTGGTGATGCTTTGCCTGGTCTCATTGATGCAGCTATGCCTGAACTCCCAACTACAACTGGTCCTGCTATTAATCTTCCATGAAAAAAATCATTATGAGTTTGCTGGCAGCAGCATCGCTGTCTGTCCCAGCACTTGCTGACGACTCTAAAATCACCAAGGGTTATTACACTATGGATTCTATGGGGTGTATGCTTGTACGCGAATGCACCGATGGAGTCAAACAAGTCTTTAGTCTTCTGGATATTTCTAGTGAGTATCCCAATACTGAGTCTTTTACTTATATTGCTGCTGAATTCAACAGTATGCTTGTCGCCCTTAACCAGGTCGGAGTTAACGTGTTTCTAGCAGATGAAAAATATTTTCCTGTTGGTCATCGTGGTGTTTATCACACTGTAAGTAATAACTTTTTCCTGAACAAAACGTTTATGAAGCGTCCTCATGTATTAATGAGTGTAATGAGGCATGAAGGATGGCACGCTGCACAAGATTGTATGGCAGGTACGATTGAGAACAGTATGATTGCCATCATTATGAATGAGGAAGATGTTCCTAAGATTTGGGCAGAGATGGCAGAGAGAGCATACATTCTCATGCCTAATGCTATTCCTTGGGAGAAAGAAGCAACCTGGGCAGGTAAAACTGAAGGTATGACAATGAAAGCACTTCAGTCTTGTGCCGCAGGAACTATGTGGACGGACTATGAACCAACCCCATTGACCCGTGAATGGTTAGTTGAAAATGGATTTATCGCTAAATAATAACATCTGATACTTAAATATCAAGACCACCCAAGACAGGTTGCTTGACAATTCCTCTACAGTCTTATAATGTAGCGACCTGTTGTTGGAAAACCAGTATTTACATATGACACATTTAACAAGAGATGTGTTAGTCAAAGCCATAGTTGCAGAGGAGATGCGCTCCCTCACTGGCAATGATTACATTCAGTCTCTCAAGGATGCGTATCACAAATGGGAACATCAATCAAGTGATGATCTCTGTAGAAAATTTAACTCCATTAAGCACACAACAATCTCTGTAGAACAACTAGAACCCTAAATAAAACTGCCTTGCTACTCTACTAATGGCAGACACAAAGCCCAAAGTAGAGAAGGAAGACCGCGATGAAGATAAAAGTGAAGTCCTTGGTAATCTAGTCAAAGTTGTAGTATTGATTTGGTCTGCCTCTCTCCTTACATTCTCTTATGTAAGACTTCCAAATGGTCAGAAGATTCTTGACTTCGACCCTACCTTCATCGCATCGGTGTTCTCCGGTTCTTTAGCTGCCTTCGGTCTCAGTCCTGCTAAGTCAGGTGGTGCTGCTCCAGTAAAGAAAAAGAAAGAGGAAGAACCCCCAGTTGTATCTGCTGTTGAACCCAAGAGGTAATCATGTCACGTATCAAGTGGGCTGCTATTAGTGTCGGTGGTATTATTGCTGTTGCACACATCGGTGTTTTAGGGCATTTGATCAGACGACCACCAGAACCGAAAGTTGCTGAGGTTCCTACTATTAACATCCCACATGGTCCGTACACTTCTTACAAGATTACAGCAGGAAAAGAAGGATATACAATAGAATATAAAGCAAATGATCCTTCTATCCTTGAGTCCCAGAGATCATTGAGTGTTGATAAAAACAAAAAAGGGTTGTTTGGTGGTGGAACTGAGAAAAGAAGAGAATGGAGACGTGATCAATATACCGCAGAAGGTGTGAGGAACATGGGAGGTGCGACTACAGAGGAGGGAAAGTCTGCAAAAGACATAGAGTGTATCGTGGCGGACGCTGGAGCACGGTCACAAGGTGCGATGGCAGGAACCGCAATTAGTACCGGAGTTCTTGTTCCCGCTGTTATGAATATCCCATACATTGGATGGTTAGCAGCAGGATGGGCAACCTTGTTAGGTAAGCAAGCAGGAGAGACGATTGGGTCTGAAATTGGGTCTGCATTTAACGACTGCTAATAAATAAAACTGTAGTCAAGGGTACACAACCCACTAGAGGTTCCTGATGTATAGGGAACCGCATTTACAGAGAAAGTCGGACGAGTGTCGCGACCTCTGGATTTGGTGGTACGAATTATTTTTAAGAGATAAGAATAGTAGAGAAGCAAAAGACGCAAGACAAAAGTGGTGTAATTGCGTTACAGAATTTGGTGAAATGGTAAGTCAGGAAGTCAAGACAAATCCTAGATATAGGGACTTGTCTATGTGATAGATAGTGTAGTTGCGTAAACTTTATGAAGTTTATTTTCGCATTTCTAGCTACACTATTTCTTGCTGCACCTGCATGGGCAGTTGATGTTCAGATGGGATCTGGAGGAAACTTAGTATTTGATCCTGCTGAAGTTACAATTAGTGCTGGCGAATCAGTCCATTTTGTTAACAATATGCTTCCACCCCACAATGTGATTGTGGAAGATCATCCAGAATTAGGTCATGAGGCCCTGGCAATGTTACCAGGAGAAGAGTTTGATGTTGCATTCCCTGAAGCAGGTGACTATACTTATTGGTGTGGTCCCCATCAGGGCGCAGGTATGACTGGTACAATTCACGTAAATTAATTAACAAAATGAAAGTTGGAATGATTGGATTGGGTAGGATGGGTGAGGGTATGTCCCGCCGTCTTATCAAAGCAGGACATGAGGTTCATGGATATCGCAACAATTATAAGAAAGCAGAAGAACAATTTGAGAAGGGTTATATCAGTGGATGTGCCACTACTCTGGAAAATCTTGTTCAAATAGTACATTCAAATAAAACAACAGGTCAGACTCCTGGTGTCTTTATGATGGTTGTACCAGCAGAAACAGTAGAGGATACAATTAATGATCTACTACAATTTTGTGTGGAAGGCGATATTATTATTGATCATGGCAATTCCAATTTTAAAGACTCTAGACGCAGGGCAGAAAGGTTGTCTAAACTGGGCATCCAATATCTTGACTGTGGTACTAGTGGTGGTGTTTACGGTCTGGAGCGTGGATACTGTCTTATGGTTGGTGGTACAAATACTACAGTATCCGTCTGCGCTCCTATCTTCCGCGCTCTTGCACCAGGCATCGGATCTGCCCCAAGAACAAATCCAACCAGTCGTGCAACATCTGCAGAGTATGGTTGGTTACATTGTGGACCAGCAGGTGCAGGACATTTTGTAAAGATGGTTCACAACGGTATTGAATATGGAATCATGCAAGCATACGCAGAAGGATTTAATATCCTGCATGAAGCTAATGCTGGGTCAGCTTACATTAAAGAGGGTGATGCTGAGGTTGCCCCAATGGACAACCCTGCCGATTATTGCTATGACATTAACGTTGCTGAAGTGGCTGAGCTTTGGCGTCGTGGTTCTGTGGTTGGGTCTTGGTTACTTGATCTTACCGCTGATGTTCTACGGAGCGATAGAGAGCTTGGCAAGTTCGATGGGGGAGTTAGCGACAGTGGTGAGGGTCGTTGGACTGTTCACGCTGCTGTGGATCTTGGGGTTCCAGCCCCTGTTATTACTGCTGCTCTCTACTCAAGATTTGAGTCCAGAAGACTTGGACGATTTGCCAACAAAGTCTTAAACGGTATGCGTGCTATGTTTGGTGGGCATGATGTTAGATAATGTAGAAGCACCAACACATGAGAGAGTAGACAAGTGGGGGTTTACAATTAAACCCCCTATTAGTGATGACTTACTAATGCTTAGATGTCTACGAAATGCTCCTTGTGGATCAGACAAGAAACAAGTTGAGCGTCTTTGTCGTGTTATCGAAGCAAAACTTGCATCTCCTACGGGACTTGCTAACATATTTCCACAACCACAACCAGGAATATGACACTAGCACATGTCCTACTTTTCGGAACAATACCCTTTCTATGTGCCACCGCATATTTCGGGCACAGAAAGGGTGAAAATAACTATTATGAAACTGACGCCTACACAGGAAATGGATCAGCGCATTAGAATGAGGTATGCATTTGCCATGTCTTCCTTTGGCAGGATGTTCAGACCTGAAGGTATTGTTCTTGAAATGAGGATACTATGTGACAAGTGGTCTAAAAATACAGAAGATCTTCCCCCTGGAATGGATTTGTATCAAGTTGATCGTTACTTCCTAGAACTTTGGAAAAAAAGAAACGAACCTCAAGAAGGAAATTGAAAAATTAAGAAAGAAAAACCTTAAATTGCAATTGGAAAATATGAACTTGCGTATCAAACTTCAAGGATTATCTTGTAATGAATGGGTACATCCAAAATCCTGTTTACATAATGACGACCCTTGGAAGCACCTGTAGGAAAGTAAAATGAATCACGTTATCATATCAGGTGTACTTTTAATCTGTCTTATAGTTCTAAGTATTTCGTGGAGTTTGGAACATGCATATACAATTTGAATTTATATTCATTAGTTTATATTGCTTATTCGGATTATTTCTATTCATCCTATCAATCATATCAGAATAATGTTATTAGAATTTGCTAGGTTTTGTGGAAAGACATTAAACAATCCATATGCATGTGGGTTTATGGCATGGTGTTTAGTGTTTGTTCCGATTATAGGTATGTGGGCAGTTCATAAATATGGATGGGAACATTGGGAACCTTTTAGTCGTCATGAACCTCCTACTCCGCCCACTGAATGATATTAATGACCCCGTTTGGAGCGTGATACTCAGTATCATGCTGCTCTTAGCGGGGGTTTTTTATGTTGTCTACTATATACTTGGTATTGACGAGAGAGAATCTCATGGGCAAGATGACACCCCCAAGTCGTAAGAGTTGTTACAACTTTCGCGTGGTATCTATAGATAAAGTGTTGGATGGCGATACTATCGATGTCACCATTGATCTCGGTTTTGATTTATATAAAAAAGAAAGAGTTAGAATTGCTGGTGTGGACACGCCAGAGAAACGCACTAGAGATCTCGAAGAGAAAGCACTTGGACTAGATGCGACCAACTGGATGAAAGATAAATTGGAGGGTGCTATTAGTGGTGATGACGAACTCTCTATTAGAACTGAGCTTGTTGGCGGTATGGGTAAGTACGGTCGCCTTCTTGGTTGGTTATACATCGGGGATGGAGATGTCTCCCTCAACGAACAAATGATTGAAGAAGGGTATGCTTGGGAATATGATGGTGGCACTAAACAGAAAGACTTTGAGGAGTTAAGAGAAATTCGTAGAGCACACGGTACATTAGTTTAAAATTTGCTGAGAATTGTTAAATAGTAAAAGTTATTTGATTAGACTATGGCACAATCCGCGTATAAAAATAGAGTGAAGAAAGAAGCAACTGAAACTTTCTTTTTTTATGTGTTCTTTCATTCTATTTGGACTGGTATTTTTAAATTCTTTGAAGACTGATGCCTGAAATACCTCTTATCACTTCTCCCAATATTCAAATTAGGGAGATTGAAATACCTGAAGTTATTACTACTACAGAATATTACACATCAACACCACTTGCTCCACCTGTTGTAGTAAATATTGGTGTACCTATTGTTGATGTTCCTGGATGTGTTGAAGCTCATGAGAGTAACAATAAATCCAAGAAGGTTGGTATTGATGATCCAAAAGGGGTAGTTACTTATTGTGATGCTGGGGTTCCTAGTTATAATCCAATCAACTATGAACCTGAAAAGATACTCCCCACTACTCCTGCTGGTATTCCCAAAACTGATACACCAGAAAAACCAGAAACACCAGAAGTAGAACCACCAGTAACAAAAGGACCTCCAGTTAATACTGCTAAGATTGATTGCCCTACAGAAGCACAACAGGCAAAAGAACCAGTCGGAACATATGTAGAAGGTTTCCGAAAAAAAGTTACTGAGTACAAACTACTGGGTAATGAATGTGTTCAAATTACAGAAGCAGTCCCAATCCCACAGCAAATCGTCGCTGGACTTCCTAGTGGAGGTCAGGTTGTACAAGTTGGCGGTGTTGCTGTCATTGCTACAACATCAGCACTATTAGCAAAACCGCTGGCAGATGTCCTACTCAAGGTCATCAAACCAACGGTTAAAAAAGTTATGAAAAAGATTGCAGCAATTAGAGGAAAGACACCTCCTATTTTGTCTGCAGGGGAGCGCCGAGCAGAGCAGCGTCAGATGAATACTGCAGTGAAGGCATTGAGGTCTGTGTTTCCGAGACGGAAGAAGAAATAGAAGGAATGGTATGACGGTGTGGGTGATCATGCCCTGGTGGATTGTTTACCACGACATCCGCACAGATTTTATAATAAGGACTCTTGGGGTGGAATTGGATTCCACGCAACATCAAATCGCCACAATTTTTTAATCTAGCAATCTCAAAATCCAATCTTTTATTAGCAGTAAGTTGTTGCATCATATCGATACTTGCTTGTGCTGCTTGCTTACATTGATCTTGTAGTTCTTTATCAATTGGTGTACTCCATGTCATAGAGAAACCAACTCCGAGACTATAGTTATTTTTTTGTCCTGTTCTTGTTTTTTTATGAAACAGGATATCTCCTGGATTATCAATCAATCCATCTTCATTTAAATCACTGACATCATACACAGGATCCATATAGTATGGTTCATATGGTTTGGATGCCGAAGCAGTTCCAGTTACATATGGGGTAAAGTTTCTAGTTGGACCTTGACACTGAATACCGTTGCCGTATGTGTTTGTAATGTAAGGTCCCTGAAGGACTTGTATAGCCTGGTTTGTAACGGAGCCTGAACTATTAGCAACAGGAGAAGCAGTAGCAGAGACCCCACCAACAGTTTCAGCATTTGCGGGTACTGCGAAGAGTAAAGAAATTATTGCGAGAAGATACTTGTAGTGTCTGTGATACTTGTAACGTCTGTTACTCTGTTTATAATTGTTTGGTTGCTTAAACCAGGACCTTGTAGTGTCTCTGTGAACTGAAACGCTGCTCCAGGAGTCGTCTGTGTGAATTGCGGTTTGCTTGTTACACCTGTCCATGTTGATGTCACTCCATCAATAGTTACATTTGTTGCCCCTGTTCCTGGGGATAAATTTCCATTAACCGAAATACCAGATCCAGTTGCGGAGTATTGGTATCCAGTGTTGTAATCCATCGAGTTGATGGTTTCTGTTATCTTCTGTGTTGTCTCTGTATGACTGGTCATGGAGCCCTGTGAAAAATTAGGAACCACGGGGACTGCTGATGCAGCAGCCCCATGGAGAGCACCAAGAACCAATCCGAGACCAATTGCTTCTTGCAATCTAGTCATCAGTCGATTACCGTGATTTCTGTGATAAATTGTCCTGTTGCAGTAGAACCAGCTCCACCAGCAGTCAAACTAATAGTATGAGCATTATCAATGGTGCCAGCTAGAGATCCAGCAGATCCGGAGGCATAAGAGGTAAGGTTACCGAAGTTAGGAATGGCACCTACGGTAGCAGCAGAAGCGGGTACAGTGTCTGCTGCGTTATATGTTTCAGTCAACGACCAGTCATTACCAGCAGTGTTGACAGTGTATGTGCCAGCACCAGAAGTAGCACCACCCATTGTGGTGACCGAGATGTTAGAACCAGAAGCAGAATAACTACCACCAATTCTTACCGCAGTAGAGCGAGCAGCATCAACAGTTAGTTGGACTGAAGAAGCATGTTTAGTAACAAGTCCGCCAGCATTTGCTGCACCTGCGGTCATCAGTAACATTCCAAAAGCTATTAACGCTTTCTTCATTAACCTAGAGTATTAACACTGGAAGTATT